AACAATGGTTGGGACGCATCGGTTCTTGGTTGGCTTAAAGACAACGACAATGTCTTGCAGTCATTCGAGGATGTGAAAGACCCCGAAGAGAACCCATACATCTTTCATCCGAGAGCGCAACGAACGGCATTTGTTACACCACGTTCGCTCGAAGCAGCATCCGATATCCTGAAGGAACGTGAGCATCTAGATGACATCACGTTGACAGCAGCACTGATCGGTACGATTGGTGATCGCGGTGCTACGGATCTCATGTCGTTTGTTAAGCTATCAGATCAGTTGCCTACCTTGCAATCGATCAAGGACGATCCGAAAAATGCCAAAGTTCCTGACAGCGCGTCGGCTATTTGTCTGGTCGTATATCGCACACTGGCGAACATAGACAGGGATTGGATCAACGCGTGGATGGATTACTTGCCACGTCTCGACACCGAGGCACAAGGACTGTTTGCCCAAGGCGTCGTTCACCCAAAATACAGCAAGGGTGCGATGGTCATGCAGAACAAGAAGTTTACTGATTGGGCTAGAGTAAACAACTACATGCTTTCAGCAGATAAAAAATAAGGAGAACAACTAATGTTTCTTGGAAATTTAACAGAGGAGCAACGGCTATCAAAAGCCGTTGTTGCTATCATGCAGAACCCCAAGTATACTGCTTTGGCAGGCGTGTTGATGATTGGTGATCGTACGATTACGGATGATCCGAACATCCCAACCGCTTGCACGAACGGACGTGACGAGATGTACAATCGTAAGTTTGTATCGAAGCTAAACGATCCAGAGCTACGCTTTCTTGTCCTTCACGAAGTATATCACAAGCTATACAAACATCTGATAACTTGGCAAGACTTGCACAAAGAGAACGCAAACAAAGCCAACATCGCGTGTGACTATGTCATCAACATCAAACTTGTTGACGACAACACAGATAAGTTTGCAACCATGACAGGCGAGTTGTCCAAAGGTTGTCTCGACGAGAAGTATCGTGGCATGAACAGCGCACAGGTATACAAGTTGTTGGGAGATACGCCACCACCTCCGCCACCACCCGAAGGGTATGGCTACAAAGATGGCGGTGTTGGTCAGGTGACCAACGACCAAGGCCAGGCTCAACAGCCTCTTGACATACATGATTGGGAAGGCGCGAAAGAATTGACAGCCGACGAGAAGCGCGACCTTGAACGTGACTTGGATGAAGCCATACGTCAGGGTGCTATGGTTGCAGGCAAGATGGGCAGCGGTGGTGATCGTGAATTGGCAGAGTTGTTACAGCCACAAGTCAACTGGCGCGAAGCATTACGTGAGTTCATACAGACAACTTGTGCAGGCAATGATTACAGCACGTGGCGCAGACCCAACCGACGGTATGTCAGCGCAGGCATCTACATGCCAAGCGGTGTCAGCGAACAAGTCGGTGAGTTGATCGTGGCTATCGATACGTCGGGATCTATCGGTAGTAAGGAAGTGTCCATATTTCTTTCCGAGGTCAAAGCGATATGCGATACGGTTCGTCCCGATGCTGTTCGTCTCTTGTACTGGGACACAGCGGTATGTGGTGACGAGAAGTATGACGTCACAAGTCTTGATAGTCTTGTTCAATCAACCAAACCAAAAGGCGGTGGTGGCACGGATGTGACATGCGTTACTGATTACATTCGTGACAAGAACATCAACGCGCAAGCAGCTATCGTGCTAACCGATGGGTATCTATTCGGCGGTTGGGGTCAGTGGTCGTTACCTGTGTTGTGGGCAATCGTGGATCACAAACACGCAAGACCAAGCGTCGGCAAAGCTGTTCATATCAGATCGGAGGTCATGTGATGATTGATTGGCAGGATTGGATCATTGCGGCAATTACATTTATTGCCGTGATGCTCTGGATTGTAGGAGTAGTGTTACAATGGTGGTAGAATGGACAGAAAGAGATGATCTGTATGATGCAGGCGCATCTATACTTATCGAACTTGAAGCCACGTTACAGAAATACGTGGGTAACAAGTATCAGTGGGAGTGGCGTTCCGTAGTCGGAGAAGATAGTCAAGATAACCCCCAATGGAGCATGCACTTGTATGTGCATAAAAAAGAAAAGGAGAACAACAATGTTTGAGATAGAAAAGAATGTTCCAATCCCAGAACGTGGTGCGGATAAGAAAGGCGAGTTACGCTTAACGCTTGAAAGGATGGAGGTCGGAGACAGTTTTGTAATTCCAGATTCTCTACGGGGAAATACATATGCAGCGGCTAAAGCAGTAAAAATAAAAATCTCAGTAAAAACAATTAACCCAGTAACACGTGAGACACGTGTATGGAGGACAGGGTAATGGCACTAACATATTCAAGCTTTAATAAATTCGACGATGTAGTGAAGCACTACGAAAGTATCAAACCGCTTGTGTCTAAACTTCACACACGTGAGGACGACATCAGACCTATCGGTGATCGCAATCGTAAGCAAGAGCGTATCGTCAAGATAAGCCGAAACTGCTACGCCCTGAGCGATGGGTATCACTGGGGTGACGACAAGTTTGTACCTTATGCTGCGAGGGAGTATGACGGAGATACTGGTTCTTGGGTAATTCATTGGGACAGGATTGGTAAGATGGAATATTACGCACCAGTCGTGTGGCGCAAACACAAAGATGGAACTGAGACGGTTCAGATACGGAACTTTACTGGTTCAAACAGTGGGTATGAAATGACTAGATATGCGTTCTTAGAAAGACATATGCCGTACGGTATGCACTTTAGTATGGGTGGCAACTCGTTGCAGTATGTGGAGACACTGGGCAAGAAGCATTACCTAGCTAAAGGCAAGACTGTACCGCGTGCCATACTCTCACATTATAAAAACAATAGGTGGTGGTCAGAGTGGATGACAGCTAAAGATGACAACGCCGCACTGGTGTTTACCGACGACAAGACTCTCGGTAAGTGGATACACAATTCGACAACTGGCAAGCCGTTGCCACAAAAGCCAAGGGTAAACAAAGAGCTAAAGGCAAAGTACAAAGACCATATCGATAAGTTCTTTGAGTGGGGTATGACAATGTCACCTATGTTACCGTTAAGTAATAACTACAATGCAATCAAAGCAGAAGAATTACGTGAGCATTTTGGCGGCAGACATGATATGTTCACACCGACATGTGCACGTGAGATATTGCGTAGTCCTAACCACCCGATGCGACTTAACTATTGGGTTTTGTTTACAAGCCAGATGTCGGAGTACGACTACGCGTCAGGCACGTGGACGTATTTAGTGAAACATGTCGACACGAAGGAGGTGTTACAGAAAGTAAAAAGTAGATTTAATACATTCATAAATATTAATGCAGGCTTCATGACGAAGCCAAAGCAATAACGTTGGTCACCTGACCAACACTTTCAATGGAGAAAAAATAATGAAAGCACTAAATATAAAGTCAGTGGCTAATATACTGAAAGAGAACGACGAGTGGGATGGCGCACACAATCATCCGATTGGTCTGATGGACTTTGCACATGAGGTCGAGCAGAAAACCAATTACTTAACTGCTTCAAAAGATCAGTGGTCTAAGTGGGTGTATCGTGAGAAGGATACTTTTGCACTTGGGTACATAGCCTTCAAAGATACTAGGGATAACAAAGCAAACGATGACGATCCGAAGTATCTCGTCTACTCACCAAACATAAACAACGGCAAGTATTCGTATGGTGATAGATGCCACCACCTTCAAGCGATGACCATAGAGAAAGGAGTCAAAAACGCGTTAACGTATCTTCGTCCTCTAACAATACCGCAGACGGTTACCTTAACTGAATACGAATGTTGCAGAGGTGCAAACAAGCCGACACGCGATTGGCAAGAAACATTTGAAAAGATTAGAACAACAATGACAAATCAACTTTTCAATATGAACACCCAGACCAATGCGTTGGAAGCTGAACTCAAACACATGATTAGTTCTGGTTATGAGTTTTTAGATAAACAACTAGGTGAACACTTGCGAGATATATTCGAGGCACGAGAGTACTACAATGATGCTAAGAAAAACAATACGAAGAAGTTCACGTATGTTGAAGCCTATGAGTCCTTTGGTCAAAACAAGTTTAGGTGTGCATCCGTTGATCTTAGCGGATACAGTCCTGATGTGGATCGCTCTTCAATGGTTACTTACGGCGAAGAAGATATGCCCGAAGAGATCAAAGATAAGTTGGCGATACTGAGCATGTTATTCAACGATCATTATGTCGAGAACGTTGGCTATCGTGCGGCTGAAAACATCTTTTACTTGTGCACAACATGAGCCTAGCAAACAATGCGATCTATCGCGTTTCGTTCTGTAAAGATACGGAAAGTGTTAAAATCGTATGTATTGGTATGGAATGTCTTGACACATCAGTATCGGGTGATTATATCTCTTTTACTAAAACGCCCAACTGGATACAGAGGAAGGTCGCTACGTTGTCTATGCTATCGTGGCCTTCCGATCCGATAGAAGGCTTAGGAGAACGTGTCGACGAGTATACATACTGGGTATACGATGAGCAGAGTGTTGGTCACTGACCAACACTTATTATTTTTTACTATGCCAGTTATATGGAGAACCTATGACCCCAGAAGCTAAAGTGAAAAAGAAAGTCGTTGCCATACTGAAGAAGCACGAGGCGTACTATTTCTACCCAGTGACAGGTGGGTATGGGCGCAGCGGTGTGCCTGACGTTATCGCATGTCACGATGGACGCTTCATCGGTATCGAATGTAAGGCAGGCAGCAACAAGCCTACACCATTACAAGAAAAGAACTTGTCAGATATTCAAACAGCAGGTGGCGTTGCGCTAGTTGTTAACGAAGATAATATTAATACAGTGGAGGAGTTATTTAGATGACCAAATATACAACAGTAGTGCCTTCAGACTTTGATGCAGATGAAAGCTTTCAGGAAGCTTATAAAATGATGATGACGTATCTGAAGAAGAATGAAGCTGATGGCAAGATGGCAATGGTCAGTTTGGCGAGGGCATTGGGCGGTACGCTTATGCTCACGACGGTGAAAGAACAGAGAGACATGGCACTTGCTACGATCATAAGCGAGATGTGTCAAACGTTTGCTGACTTTTTGCAAGCGGAGGATCAAGATGATGTTTAAATTATTTTACACATTACTAATTATCGAATATGTTGTTGATAACCAAGACGTAGCAACAAGTGTCATATTCCCTAGTGAGCACGAATGTTATGAAGCTATGGGCGATGGAGTTCTAGATGGTTTGTACGACATACTTGCAGACACGTATGGCAAAGAGATCATGATGTATTGCAAAAGAACACCATTCACATCTGGTGTAAAAGAACCCAATGTAAAACCGAAGTTGCGTCCAGATGGGTGATGAACAGTTAAGCCCTGCGCTCAAGTACGAGTATCGCTTCTTGAAGCAACAAGTTGACAGGTTACAAGATGAACTTGGTCGCAGGGATAGACCTAAAAATACAGAACAGGACTTGTTTCGTGCGCGAGAAGAGTTAAAATCGTTTGTCTCTAGGATGAGAATAAACGGTGTAAACATATGAAAGTATCACTAAAAGAAATCTATGGGTATAGGCGTAGAGTGTCTATTCTTAAAAAAGATAGCGTAAGTCTATCGCCACCACCGTGGCAAGAGGGAGAACAACATGACAAACATGACGAAGAAGGAAGAGAAGGTATGGGACTACCTTCTAAAAAACAGAAAAGCAGAAAACGCAGAGGTAGCAGCCGCGTGTGATGTGGACATACACTTTGTAAAAAATCTTATTTCACGTATCGGATCAGAAAACTGGCGAGAAGAAACGGATCTAAAGAAGCTTGTATACGAATGGGATTGGATGAAGCGAGATGAAATTTTAGACACTGCTAAAAAGTACGTTACAAAAGATCGTGCAGCAGAGCATGGCGATATGGAAGATAACTTTATTCGTATAGCTGCATTGTGGAACGCACACTTGGGGCTGATAGATTTTATTAAACCACACGATGTGCCTGTGCTTATGACGTTGCTAAAAATTGCAAGGATAGGATCAAACCCGAAGCATATGGACAACTGGGTAGATGCCTGTGGGTATATGGCTTGTGGCGGTGAAGTCGTGAGCAAGTAATGGACATATACACCTTAGACTTTGAAACTTATTATTCTCAAGATTACTCGTTGTCGAAGATGACAACCGAGGAATACGTGCGCGATAGACAGTTCGAGATTATTGGTCTTGCTATAAAAAAGAACAACAAATCTACCAAGTATGTAAATGACCCTGGTTTAATCAAACGTCTACTATCACACGTAGACTTCTCTACGTCTGCTATACTCTGTCACAATACTATGTTTGATGGGGCAATACTTAGTTGGCATTATAACATCAAACCAAAAGCATGGTTCGACACGATGTGTATGGCACGTGCCTTGCATGGCGTGGAGACAAGTGCATCTCTTAAAGCGGTGGCAGAACGGTATGGTGTAGGCATCAAAGGTAGCGAGGTACACGATGCCAAGGGCAAACGCCGTGCTGACTTTACTGTGAGAGAGGCTGAAAGGTACGGTGAGTACGCTAAAAACGATGTGGATTTAACCTACAAGCTCTTTAAAATTATGGGGGCTAAATTCCCCAAACAAGAATTGAAACTGATAGACCTGACCTTGCGTATGTTTATTGAGCCTACGCTTGATCTGGATCTTGGGCTGCTAGAACAACACCTTGAAGATACAAGAGATCGTAAAGACAAGTTGTTACGTGAGGCAGACATCACAGACAAAAAAGATTTAATGTCTAATCAGAAGTTTGCAGATTTGTTGCGAGAACTGGATGTAGACCCTCCTAAAAAGATAAGCCCTACGACTGAGAAAGAGACATATGCTTTTGCCAAATCAGACGAGGGGTTCAAAGAGCTAGAGGAACACGAAGACGACAGAGTACAGTCACTGATTGCGGCACGTCTGGGTAACAAAAGTACTCTAGAAGAAACACGTACAAACAGGTTTATAGGTATAGCTAAACGTGGGCTGCTCCCTGTACCTGTAAGATATTACGCCGCGCATACAGGCAGATGGGGTGGGGCTGACAAGATAAATTTGCAGAACCTACCGAGCCGAGGGCCAAATGCGAAGAAACTAAAGAAGGCAATCATCGCACCCGAAGGACATACAATCATAGAAGCAGACAGTGCACAGATAGAGGCACGAGTTCTTGCGTGGCTTGCAGAGCAAGAAGACTTAACAAGTTCGTTTGCTAACGGAGAAGATGTCTATGTGAAGATGGCTTCTCGCATTTATGGATGTGACGAAGAAGATGTTACCAAAGACCAGAGGTTTGTTGGCAAGACCACGATCCTTGGTGCAGGGTATGGCATGGGGGCAGAGAAGTTTGCGGCACAACTCAAGACGTTTGGGTTTGACATATCTCCTGACGAAGCTCGAAGAGTTATAAACATATACCGCCAGTCTAATTTTAAGATAAGTAAGCTGTGGCGTGACGCAAGCCACATGGTTGGTCAACTGACCAACAATCGAAAAGCTTTGTTTGGACGTGACGGCGTCATAGATATCGATACCAGTAACAAGGCTTTGATCCTACCATCAGGATTGCCTCTGTTTTACGAAGACCTTAGCTACAAAGATAACGAATACACCTACAAAACTAGGCGAGGTCGAAACAGAATATACGGCGGTAAGGTTATAGAGAACGTGTGCCAAGCCATAGCTCGTTGCATTATAGGCGAGCAAATGCTAAGAATAAGTAAGAAATACAAAGTAGTATTAACAGTACACGACTCGATTGTATGCTGTGTTCCTGATGACGAGGTTCTCTTAGCACAACAACACGTGGAGACTTGTATGCGAGCAACACCCGACTGGGCGGCAGGACTTCCTATAGATTGTGAAAGTGGTGTAGGCAAATCATATGGAGATTGTGAGTGAGCATAGCACCTTGGTCGTTTAGTAAAGCAAAGGCATTTGAAACATGCCCTAAACAGTTTTACTACGAAAAGATTTTAAAAGAATATCCTGTCGAAGAGACAGAGGCCATGCGTTATGGAACAGAGTTTCACAAAGCATGTGAAGACTACATTGGATCAGGATTGCCCCTTCCAAAAAGATTCGAGTTCATTAAATCTATTCTTGACGCACTCAACAACAAGCGTGGTGTAAAGGTATGCGAAAAGAAAATGGGACTGACCGCTGACCTTGAGCCTTGTGATTTTTTTGACAAACGTGTTTGGTTTCGCGGGATAGCTGACCTCATAGTTATAGACGTGTTGGCAGGTGTTGCGTGGGTTGTTGATTACAAGACAGGCAAGTCTGCTAAGTATGCTGACAACGGACAGCTAGAGCTAATGGCTTTGATTATATTCAAACACTACCCACAAATAACAAAAGTAAAAGCAGGACTTCTCTTTGTCATAGCTAAAAACTTAATAAAAGCTGAGTATGAAATTGACTCAGAACCAAATCTTTGGGAGAAATGGTTAAAGATATATGGTAAGATGGAGAAAGCATTTGAGTCAGACGTATGGAATCCGCGCCCATCAGGGTTGTGTAAACGTCACTGTCCAGTGCTTGAATGTGCTCACAATGGGAGAAACTAATGCCTTATAAGAACAAGCCAAGACCGTATAAGAAAGAATACAAACAGCAAAAAGCCAGAGGTGAACACGAAGCTCGCATGGAACGCCAACGCGCTAGGCGTAAGATGGACAAAAAAGGTGTAGACAAGAATAAGAACGGCAAAGCAGATAAACGAGAAGGCAAAGACATTGCCCACAAGAAACCACTGAGTAAAGGTGGAAAGAATAAAGACGGTGTAACAATACAAAGCCGCAAGAAAAATCGTGCCGCAGGTGGTGCGATGAGCAGCCGAAAGAAGAAAAGGTAGAACCTTTCTACCACGGAGAACAACATGAAAATAATTAGGGACAAGGCAATATTGCTGAAAGTCCGTAATCCTAAACAGATTACGACTGTAATCCCAAAGAGCAAGGAGTTGTCGATGAACGAAGTCGTTGTAAACTGGGGGCTTGACGAAGCCCACATCCTGCGAGGGTTAAACATAAACGTGCCGTCACCTATCACTAAACGTTATGCCTGGCCTGGACAACATAAGCCATTCGATCATCAGAAGACTACATCGTCGTTTATGACTATGAATAAAAAGTCTTTTTGTTTTAACGAACAAGGCACAGGCAAGACAGCATCCGCTATATGGGCTGCTGACTACTTGATGTCACAGGGCAAGGTAAACCGCGTGTTAGTTATTTGCCCGTTATCGATTATGGACAGTGCATGGCGCACAGACTTGTTTTCGTTTGCAACACATCGGACGGTGGACATCGCGCATGGAAGCAAAGAGAAGCGTAAGAAAATAATTAATGGGGACGCAGAGTTTGTAATCATAAATTACGATGGCGTGGAGATTGTCAAAGACGACATAATAAACAGTGGGTTTGATTTGTTTATCGTGGACGAAGCCACGCACTACAAAAATGCACAGACAAAGCGATGGAAGATCCTTAATAAGATTGTAGGCGAGGACGATTGGTTGTGGATGATGACAGGTACACCTGCTGCACAGTCACCTCTCGACGCTTATGGGTTAGCTAAGTTAGTAAACCCCACGAGTGTTCCAAGGTTCTTTGGGTCTTTTAGAGATATGATTATGTGGAGAGTATCTCCATTTAAATGGAAACCAAAAGACACCGCACAGTCTATTGTTTATAGCTGTTTGCAACCTGCAATCAGATTTACAAAAGAAGAGTGTTTAGATCTGCCAGACATGGTGTACACAAAACGTAAAGTAGAAATGACTAGGCAGCAGAATAGCTACTATGAAAGTCTACGCAAAAAGATGATTATGCACATAGAAGATGAGAGCGTCACCGCTGTAAATGCAGCGATAGTGCTAAACAAGTTGCTACAAATATCGTCTGGTGCTGTGTATACAGATGGTAATGCAACAATAGAGTTCGATATATCTAACAGATACAAAGTCCTCAAAGAAACCATAAACGAGAGCAGTCAGAAAGTTCTAGTGTTTGTCCCATTTAAACACGCCATAGATCTATTGGTAGACAAGCTTACCAGCGACGGCGTGACGTGTGAGGTCATACGAGGAGATGTTCCTGCGAACAAACGCACTGATATATTCTCTCGGTTTCAAAAAAGCCCAGACCCCAAGGTGCTAGTAATACAACCACAAGCCGCAGCACACGGCGTCACGTTGACAGCAGCGAACACTGTTGTGTGGTGGGGGCCAACATCGTCACTGGAGACATATGCACAAGCAAATGCTCGTGTCCATCGCTCTGGGCAGAAGCATAAATGCACTGTTGTGCAGCTATATGGATCGGGAGCAGAGCAGCGAATGTATCGAATGTTAGATAATAGAATAAATATTCATACAAAAATAATAGAATTATATAAAGAAATACTTGACTAAGTAGCGTTTAGTAACTAAGTATCATGTTATAACACAAATGGAGACGTAAATGGCTGTTCCAGTAGAAAAGCTAGTGAAAGCGTACATTAAGATACGCCAAAAACGGAGCGAGTTGTCACTCAAGTTCAAGGAAGAGGAATCTAAATTGGACGCAAAAATCGATAAGATCAAACGTGCACTGTTAGGGCATTGTAACGAACACAATGTTGAGAGTGTACGGACATCGGAAGGTGTCTTTTTTAGAACTGTTAAAGAGAGGTATTGGACTAGTGATTGGGAACACATGCACAAGTTTATAATGAAGCATAACGTTCCTGAGTTTTTTGAAAAACGACTCAACCAAGCTAATGTAAAACAATTCTTACAAGACAATCCTGATCTTATACCAGAAGGGCTTAACGTAGATTCCGAATACGTTGTATCAGTGAGGAAAAAATGAGTGAGAAGCAATACGTTGATATAAATGCCGTTGTTGATTACTTTGGCATATCAAAACAAACAACCAGAAAGTGGGTTCTAGCAGGTCACATACCTAAAGATACCTACATAAAGGTTGGTGATACCTATCGCTACAATATCGAAGCGATGGAGAAAGCGTTTTTAGAACGCAATGAAAATGCGGACGTAGATTAAAGACCGCTTTATATAACAAAGGAGAAAACTTATGGCAGAAGCCAAAAAACTGCACCTAATTGAAAATGTCGAGGCTATGTATCCTCGTTTAAATCAAACGTATAGATACGACAAAGACGTTCCACCAAGGGGCAAGACCGTGCCCTGCAAACCAACGGACGATGGTGCGAAGTTTGAAATGGACTTTCGTATGACGCAAGCGCAAGCAAAAGAGCTGTATAAAGCTATGGTAGCTGCGTACAAAGCAGAAGCGTCTGCTGACTGGCCTGATATGCCCAAACACACAGACGTGTTTAACAAAGACGCAGATGGTATGTACGTCGGGTCAGTACAGTTAAAAGGCCAGTACAAGGGGTCGATTACCGAACCACCTATGCACGTGGATGCAAAAAATAAAAAGCTACCACCAGATTTTGAACTTACTCACGGTAGTATTATAAACATTGGTGTGGTTCTCGTGCCTTACAACATGAGTTCGCATGGGGTGTCGTTAAGGATTAAAGCGGTGCAGGTTTTGAAGGTGGCTGAGAGAAAAGCACACTCTCCGTTTGAACCGCAAGACAAAGGCTTTTCCATAGAGGAAGACGATGTTTCAGCTATTTTTGAAAACGCAGTTGACACTGCACCTGCTGAAGCAGACGAGATTCCTCAACCTAAAAAGGTCGCTAAAAAGAAAGAGGTGACTGCTCCCTCTTCTGAAGAAGACGATCTTTTGACTCTCGTTGAAGATTGGGACGAATAAGAAGGTAGGGGGAAACTTCTTATCCTAACATTAACGAGAGACTGTCGTGGTGAGGTAGACTCCTATCACGCCTCACCACGATACATTTGGAGCAGTAACAATGGAAACGACAAAATTTTTGCAACACGTGCTTGGTGGCAACGGTCACTATTGCATGTTTGCAGCAAAGGGTGACAGAAGAGAACAGAAGTTCTACAGCACCATACAAGAGGTTGAGGACGCAGCATACAAACTAGACACGGATGGATTCGATGTTTACTTTGCATTGGCAACTTTTAAAGAACCAAAAAACCGTAAGGGTAGTAACGCACAAGAATTAAAATCTCTGTTCTTAGATTTGGATTGTGGCCCTTCAAAAGAATATCCTACACAGCAAGCAGCAGTTGAATCTTTACGTAGTTTCTGTAAACAACTCTCTCTGCCTAAACCTACGATGGTCAACAGCGGGCGAGGTGTGCATGTATACTGGGCGCTAAGTGAAGCGGTGTCGGCTGAAGACTGGGTGGTGTCAGCAGAGAAGTTAAAGAAGGCTTGTGCAGAAAATGGGCTTCTTGCAGATCCTTCCGTAACAGCAGACGTGGCGCGTATATTGCGCGTACCAAACACACATAACTATAAAGACGATCCACCTTTGTTAGCTAAAGTGTTTGGTGTAACCATACCAGAACCTGTTGTGCTGTCTGAGTTTGTTGACAAACTTAACATAACGGATGACAACACTGAAGAGCTAGACGCAGATAAACTATATCAAGACTCGACTCCAAACAAGAAACAAGTAGAGCAAATGCTTTCTTATCTTGATCCAGAGGACAGAGAAGAGTGGATATCAGTGGGGCATAGTTTAAAGTCCACAAGCGAAAGCTTTTTATCCGTGTTTATAGCTTTTTCAGAAGGGGTTTTTTGTGGAAACACTCCTTCCAATTATAGGGATCGTGAAGATGTTGTAGAAGCTTGGAACTCGTTTAACCCTAGTCGAACTAATTTTGGTTCTTTGGTAAATCGCGCAAGAGCAAAAGGATTTAATGATAGACTAATATTCACCTTTAAAGAATGTGAGGGGGAAAAGATAGTATCAGAGAGAGCTGCTAACAGTGCGAGTAACGTAACGAGAGAATACATTATACCGCAGCTACCAAAGCCGTATTTTAACGGAAAGAATTCGGGTATCTACAGACGAGGTAAAGATGAGGACGGCAGTCCTGTGGACGTGCCTATCTATAGGCATACCATATACGTATCTCGTAGACTGTACGATCAGGAAGACGGAGAGCTAATTGTTTTTAGATTACACTTGCCAAAAGACGGAGTGCGAGAATTTACTGCTCCGCTAACAGCCGTAACATCAAGAGAAGAGTTTCGGAAGTCTATGGCAAAAGAGGGTATAACAGCATCAGGTGGAGAGGTAAACTTGCTTATGGATTATACAAAGAAATGGATTAGTGAGCTGCAACAAACAACTAAAGCTGACGAAGCACACAGACAATTTGGTTGGGCTGACGAAAACATGGAGTCCTTTGTTCTAGGAGATAAACTCGTTAAGAGGGACAAGATAGAATACAATCCGTCTGCGCCTTCTACAGCTAGCTTGTTTCACGCCTTTGGGGAGAAAGGCACAAGAGAGCGACATATAGAAATGCTAGATTTCTACAACAATGACGGGTGGGAGCTTCATCAATTTAGCGTCTGTGCAGGGTTTGGCTCAGTCTTGATGCCATTTACTGGTATGAACAGTCTAGCCATACATCTAACAGGGACTTCTGGTGTAGGTAAGACAACTGCACAAATGTTAGGACTAGCTGCGTGGGGCGATCCTTGGGATATCATGTGTCGTTACGAAGACACTCACAATTCTAGGATGAACAGGGGTGAGATGTTAAAAAACATACCACTTGTATCAGATGAGATGACGGAAATAACACCTCAAGAAGCATCAGAATATTTATATCAAATGACTGGTGGTAGGCAGAAAAATAGACTGGCACAGTCGGGCAACGTAGAAAGGTATCGCGGCAAACCGTGGGAGCTATTAGCTATGAGTTCAGCTAACTCAAGCCTGTGGGATATTGCATCCTCACACAAAGCAAACTCTGAAGCAGAGCTACTACGTCTGTTTGAAATAGCTGTTCCAGAGATGGTCATAGGGCCAGAAGCAAAGAGGATAACAGATATTTTGTTTGAAGATGCACGAAAAAACTACGGACTGCTTGGTGTAGAATTTATACAGTATGTAATGAAGAAAAAAGAAAAGACTAAAGTGAATATAGAAAAGCTGCGTAAACATCTGGACAGAGAAGCAGACCTAAGTTCAAAGCACAGATTTTGGTCAGCAGGTATAGCTGCCACACTCACTGCATGCACAATACTAAACAAACTAGGCATAGCAAAATACGATTTAAACAAGTTGTTTGATTGGTCTGTAAAGCAGATTATATTGGCTAAAGTTAGGTTAGGAGAAGCTAAATCCTCAACACCAGAGCTTTTAAATAGTTACATAGCAGAAAAATGGAACAACATACTTTGGATAGACAGCACAGATGACGGCAGAGTTTCTGGAGAGACGAACAATGTATTAGAAACAAAGCTTGCAGATAAAGACCCAAGAAGTTTTATTGTAGCGAGATATGAACCTGATCTTGAAAAGCTGTATCTGTCTCCTGCACCACTAAAAGAATGGTGTGTTAAGAGTCAAATAAACTTTACTAAGTTTATCGATGATCTGAAGAAAAAGTATCATGCAGAGAATAAGAACGTGCGGTTATTTAAAGGCACTAGTATTGGCAGAATACCTGCTGTGAAGCTGTGGGTTCTAAACTTTACCTTGGAAAAAGTAAATGACGGCTCTGAAGAATGATGAACTAGATCCAGATGGACTGTGCATAACTGTAAACTGGGACGCAATGGACGTAGGTTGGTCGTTCTTTCTTCCTTGCCTTGATGTAGAAAAGGCACAGAAACAAATAAAAAGCATAGAAAAGTTAAAAAATTGGAAGTTTAAGACCCAGACACGCGTCGAAAATAAAAAACTGGGTTTACGTGTGTGGAGAACTATGTGATATACTATATCTGACAACGTCCTCCCGATGTTGTTCTCCATTGTTATACTGACCCCTACATCTTGTGGGGGTCTTTTTTTAGAAGAACAAACTTACATCGTCACCATAGTCTTCTAGATAGCCAACGTAACGATCACGTAACCTAGCGTTGTAAGTTATGCCACGATACTTCTTCGCTTTGTCTGACAGTCTTTTCTTACGTGATCTAGTTATCGTATCCATGGTGATAGGAAGTTGTGGATGGTCTTGATTATACTCTTGCATCTGCTGCGCTACGCTATCTAATTGGTCTTGATCTCCATCAAAATACGCTTTGAAGTATTTTCTTAGGAGTTTGCTTCTGCGAGTTATAACAGCACGTTCTGCGCCTTTTGCGTCTGCGTTTAATTCTAAAGTTCTAGAGTATTCAGCAGGGCTAAATCCAAATGCCTGCACCGCTACATGTGCAGGGTGTATATCGCCTATGATCTTATCTCCTGCTACGTTCTCAATGCCCTCATCGTTATAGTATCTTAGTGACTTCATACCGTTCTTTATTGCAGCAGGGGCAGCAGCTTCAAACCCACGGTAAAATTCTCCCTGTCCAAATAGCTTAGCTGCGCGTTCTGTGTTTAGGTAAACTCCTACAAGCGGCCCACCCACAGTTTCAAAGTATTGATAGAGCAAAGGCATGTCGCTCTTTACAAGTGTATCCCTGAATAAAAACTCGCCAAGCCCAACACGTGTAGCCACGTTTACACCTGTGAGGTAGTTTACCCCGCCGCGATACAGGTCTTCAGTTAAATACATACGAACTATGCTATCAAGATCATCTCCTTCAACATCATCGTCGTCAAAAATAGAGTCAAACACCATGGCAACTGTGCCATATAACGGCATACCTGCTACACCTGCTAGTACGCCTGCGGAACCGTATATACCTGCTAGTTGAAATCTGGCTAGGCGTCTGGCTTCTCGAGACTGCCCTGCAAGAGCTTCTCTTGATAATTTGTGCAGCAGCGATAACATCGTAACGCCATACTTTTTATACATAAATATAACACGACCTAGACTGTTTTGAGCGAGTCTTGGCGTTGCGTTTGCTGCTAGGCCACCGTTCATTGACTCAGCATCCTTTACAGCTTCTGCCGCTGCTTCTCTACGCATCATAGGGTCGGCACGTTGTTCTGCGGTCATGTTATCTAGTGCTAGTTTGTAAGAAGCAATCATGGTCACCTCTCTGTTTATGCGCTCACCATGATGCAGAAAGAATCCTGACGTCTTGTTAAATTTAGCCCAGAAGCCTGACATGCGATCTATATCTAGTATTTCGTAATCTAGAGAGCGTTTGAACTGCCCTAGATCGATGCCAGTTTCTGCTAACTCTTTCAGCTCTTTTATATCGTCAGGTAGATTAGGATCGTTGTAATCATAATTAGCCATAGATGCAGCAGCTTTGATTGTCTTTTCTTCCATAATTGGGTTGCCGTCTGCATCGACTTGATCCGATACGCCTTCAATCTTACGGCTAAACCCACCCTTAAACATGATTTTTGTAGCGTATTTCATAGCCTTCATAGTCTTTGCGTATCCGTATTTACCGCCAAGCATGGGCAACACGATCAAAGGTATTTGTGAAAGATTAATTAGACCACCAGACACGTTAAAGCCTAGTGTAAAATTAAACGCTACGCCTGTGAGTGCACGAGACATCTGCGTATGCTTTTGCTTCACACCGTTACGTGTAAACCAGTCTAGTTCTTTATATATTGCGGCCTCTGTAGAGCTTACACCAACATCTTTACCTGATCTATCTTTCAACTCTTCTCTGAGTTTGGCGTTGAGTCTGTTAAACTCAGCGTTGTATTCCATTTCGACAATTTGTCGTGTCAACGACTTTGCACGTGTTGATATTGTCTTTATGGCGTCTTGGCGTGTGGACAAAGCCGCCTTTGCTATGTCTCCTTCACGTCTTCTTCGGAACGACTGCACATATGAAGTTTCGGGCAGCGTGTTTAGAATAAGTTTGCTTACTTCGTCTATTGCTGTTTGTTGTATCTCAGAAGCTTCTTCGCTTTGCGTTGATGCAGATTGCCCTAGCTTAGTCATTAACTCGTTTAAAAAAGAACCATCTGGTGTGTTTCTATACCATCTATTAGGTATGCTTATAGTTGCTGTTACACCTGCAACCATTTCTGCTATTCTTTCTTTTGATAAACCATCAGTGTTTACGTTAGGATTATCTTCAAGCTCTTTAATTTTTTTCTGCCCTGCTTCGGTGTTTAATATATTACCTATTACTTCACCCTTTATCTCAGACCAACCCCTATTACGTTGGGCTTCAGATTCAAAAGATTCTGCATAGTACTCAAGATTTCCAGTAAGTGGATCGATTGCTGTAAAGAATAGCCAATTATCACCTTCTCTTGAAAGAGGGAAGTATGGTTCAATAGTGCCGCGTTGTGTTAGCTTTGCATAAAAATCTCTTAGCACGTTGTTTTGCACTCTTTCAGGTATGCCTACCTGACTTAGCCTGCTGCGTATGGCATCTTGTAGCTCGTTACGCATAGAGCGAAACAGATTACGTGTCTGTCTGTACTGCTTGCGTCCTTCGTTACCAACATCCTTATACAAACCGCGTAGGCGATTATATATCTTCATCAATTCAGGCTTGCCTTCGTACTCTCGCACGGCGTCGGCCTCGCTTATCTCAGGATCGACTTGGTAGGTCGTACTCTCGTTTACAAGACTGTTGAACGCTTCAACCTGATCGGGGTGGGTGTTTGCCCACCGCACCATGTCACCAACTATAGCCTCAGTGCGATCATAGTTTTCTTGTAATGCACCCGATGCCTTGTTCATGGTGTTGTTAATTGAGTCCATCAACGTAGGGCTAAAAAACTTTTTACCTAGATCGACAAGATAGTGCAGTGGAGTGGCTCTGAGAGCTATTGTTTTACCTAGATTGTAACCGTCTGATATACCGCCACGAGACTTGTCTTCTAGCCATGCCAACATCTTGTTGCCTTTACGTGCGTCAAATATAGGGCCGTTCATTATAGCTGCGTTTGTAGCGTTGCGTGCATCGATAGGATCGTTAGCAATATTATACATTATGTCTGCGTTTACATACGCAGGGGCAGGGGCAAGCAGACCATCAACGATAGCTTCGACCTCCGCTAATGCAGAAATGGTAGGTTTGCCTTTTATAAAGTTTATAATTCGTGAAATCTGACGTCTTACTTGGTCTAGGAGTGAGCCTTTAGCTCCTGTCAATCTTATAGCCGCTAGTTGTTTTTGAAACTCAGGATTGCTAAATGCTTCAGCTATAAACTCAAACATGTTTTTAGATCCGTATGCGCTAGGCAAAGCATCAGAGATCTCATCAAATATCTTTTGTAGCTGTTTTACCGCAGGCTTATTAGGATTGTTAGTCATCTCATTGATCGTGGCTGCGTGCATCATTTCGTGCATGAGCGTATGTCCAACGACTTCTACATTTTGATTAAGAACTATAGTATTTGTTTGAGGATCAAACGCACCCGACACACGGCCCCCTGGAACGTCTGCAAACACAACACGAGTTGTTCCCACGAGACGAGACAAAGCCTTTGCCATCTTTGCTATACTTGGGTTCGGCGCTAACTTAGCATAGTTGCGTAGCGCATCTGTGAGGTTATTGTCCTCAAGCATTGTCATTGTAACAGGATCAAGTGGTAGGTTTAAACCAACAGTGGCTTCATCCGTTAATCGTAAATGATTTATAGATGTTCCTTCAAGACGACCATTGATAGATCCAAAATTATATTGCATCTCTTTTCGTGCTTTTTCGCCTTGTATATAGTTATCATAAACTTCAGCTAATTCTTTTTTGTTCGCTGCTTTATAAAGATCGTTTATTTCTGTTTCGCTGTAAGTTTCTTTTAACCACGCCGTAAACTCTGTGCTTTTTGCTTTAGCACGTTTTGCTTCTTTTTCTTTTGTGAACTTAGCTGTTATAATTTGATCTGTAACATCGTTTAGCTGTTTAGCTTCGTACTCTGCTACTGCGTCTGCTAGTTGTTTTGGTGAAAGTTCAGACACATTTTCTACGGGACGAGTGCCCCCTTCAGGAGTTGTTAATTTTACGTTTCTTCGCACAAACTCCGCAAAAAGTTGATCACTTGCTAATCTAGAATCTAGACCGCGTTTAAATGTCTGCCCAAGAGAAGCGCGAGGGCGATTTTCCATAAACTTTTTGATTACTTGTTTTCTATTAGCATCCTCAGAAACTTCCATACCTTCAGGAGACACTGCACCTTGCGACCTTGCTATACGTGCGGCGGCGGCTTCCTGTTCTTCTGCTTTTGCTGCTGCACGCTGTACGCTCTGTCTTTCGTTTTTGTCTACTTTACGGCTTAACGTATCAATGCTTTCACGTCGCTGTCTTCTTGTTGCATCACGACGTTCTTTTGCCTCTGGGGTTGATTCTTTAGGTGTGGCCTTAGCTACATACTCGTCTACACGTGCCTTTAGCTGCGCATCTTTAGTTTTTAATTTACGTAACGCTCCAAATATGTCAGACACGTCTGCAAGTATTGCATCTCTGTCGTTGTTTGCAACAGAATCAGCTAGTCTATTTTTTGCAATCTGATAGGCTGCTGTGCCCTTAGAAATGCCTAACCCCTCCAACACTTCCATCGTCGGAATAGCAGGTATTGCAGTAGATTCAGGAGTGCGCGTGTCGAGTTCTGCGTCTTGACGCTGTTCACGGGGAACGCCTTCAATACCCGCAGGGTCTTTAGATATGGTCACAGCACCTGGGGTTACACCACGACTTTGATAGCCACTAGTGGTGCTAGTCATGCCGTATAGATCACGTATTAATGAATTGCGAATAGCAAGTGCTTTTCGTTTTGCTTTTTTAGATGCACGTTTGTTAAAAAACGGAGCGACTTCAGGTCTAGTATCAATATAGTTTTTAATAACTTCTTGCTCTTTAGGAGAAAACGCAGATCCTCGCTCTACTTCTATTTGTTGTTCCTGAGCACGAGCCGCTGCTTTTGCGTTATTAATCTCTTGTTGATCTAATATGGCACGTTCATTTAATACGGCATCGTCAAAATCTAGCTCACCTTGCCCCTCAGCTTGTTTATCTAAAGATACTATCTCAGTGCCAAAATGAATCTCATCTCCGTAGATATTAGTAGACTCATAAATTTCTATTGGATGTAAGCCAACGTCAGGAGTAGTTGAGTAGCTCATTTGAGTGCCAGGGACAGGATCTCCTGCTTTGCTTTCACCATAGTCCCGCGTATATACTAGCTGTGCTACCCCTACTCTATTTTTTACAGGCTCAAAACTATACAGTCCTAGCTCACCTTGTTGGAACAGCGATCCAAATTTAAGCATGTCCTCATAGGACGAATATATGGTTTTTCTACTTTGTGGTTGTGGTTCAAAACCTTCACCTTCTTTTCTGGGAGCACGATTTCTTGTTGTCTTGCCACCCTCATCGACAGTGTATGTAGAGCCACGAGAGGTTGTAAATCCTAGTGTATCGGGCTTCTTTCTTGTTGCCACATCAAATGACTCAAGATCTGACACACTTGTATCCACTCCTTCTGCGTCAAATGATGTAGGCTTTGAGGAATCTTGATCTCTACTTCCATCCCCTCCTTCTCCATCCACGCCAAATTCACTATCTCGAACGCTTGTTCCAATTCCTCCTGTAGTAGTTCCATCTCCTCTTGCATCGCCTAAACCTCGCTGCTCTAAAATATCTATAGCTTCTTCTCTAGATAAAAAGGCTCCATCTTCAATTTGTGCTTCTTGTATTATTTTATTTATAGCGGCTTCTCTTGCCTCTTTTTCCGCCCTTTCAAAAGCTTTTAGTTCAGATTCTTCAGAAAACTCGCTTTCATCATCTACGAGACGGTCGAGAGGATCACCCTCTTCAGTGTAGTCAAGTATTAAATCTTCTCTTTTTTGTTCAACATTTTCTCGTTTTTTGTTGGCATCTTCAATAGCGTCGTCTACAGCTTTTTTCTCGCCCTCTGTTATAGTGTCATCGCCTTTACGACCTCTACCACGACCTGGGACTAGCAAGTCAGCAACTAGCTGAACAAAACCGCCTACACCTGCGCCATAACCTGCGGATTCTTGCCACCCTTCTCCAAACTCCTGATCTGGGTTATACCCTTGTTCGATTAAATTTTGAGCAGTGTTTGCTGCAAGTTCTTGAAACCCCTCAATACCTGCTTGTTGTAAGACACGACCTGCAAGTTTTTTAACTCCACCACCTTCAAGTATCTTGTCTAATTTACCAAGCTTGAGGGGAAGTACTTCGGTAGCACCTACTAAAGACCCAAGCCTAATTGCTCTATTTCGTTCTTCTAGCGTAGCGCCTTCTTCTCGTGCACGTTCACTTGCTTCGCCTGCACCAGAGGCTGTGGCTATGCCAGTAGCTAATGGAAGACCGACTCCTGGGATTAATGACGCGCCCAACAACGGTACAAAAGACCCTAGAGCCTCGCCGAATTTGCCTCCGACGGTATCTTCCATACCGATGTCAGCCTGTGGTTTTAGATCGTAAGCTGTGCTACGGATTGCTTCTCGTGCAGCAAGTTCTTGTTCTTCAGGTAATAGAGTGGCTGTACCTAATGCGGCACTCTCTAAAAACCCGACGCCCCCTCTACCAAGACCCTTAAATATCTCGCCTGCATAGTTAGCGATACCTTCGCCTTCGTCTGTAGGAGAAACTCCAAACCTTTCTTTATATTCTTCGATAAACTGAGCATCTTGCTGGCGTAAGATGTTGTCAATTCGCATTTGCTCATCAATGGTAGGCTCTTCCCCTGCGATGGTAAAACCAAACTTGCGCCCACTTAGTTCGCTAGAAAGAACAATCTCTCCCATAAATCACCTACGATGTTACGTTGAACTTGCCAAATAACTCAGAACTACCTGCGTCTTCTATGGCTGTTCCAGTAATGGCTTTAAGCTTGGCAAGCTGCTTATTTCTCTCTTCCATAAGCCTGTCGTATGCATCTAACTTTGAAGGATCAATATCTTTTGCAGCTGCGCCTGGGGCTATGCCTAATCTGTCTATATCGCTGTCTATAATTGCTATCATGTTAGCTATATTATCTGCGACTTCTGCTCTTTTGCGCTGTTCAACTGATTCTAATCTGGCTTTTGTACTTGCTTCTGAAGATTTACGTGCCTGATCTGCACTATATCTAGCCGTAGCTGCTCGTGTATCAGCACCATAACGTGTATCCGCTGATCTTTGCTGTGCTATATCCAAGCTTGTTTGCAGTTTAAGCATATCTGATTCAAAAGCATCCATGCCTTTTTGTGAGTCACGTAAAGCTTTTAATCCTGCTCTACCGCCTTTGCTAATACCTTCGCCCAGTGTTGCAGCAGGCCCCATCATAACAAACCCTGCTTCTGCTAATGCTAACCACTTGTTCTGCTCTGCTCTTTTCCTACGATCAGATATCATTTTAGCTATTTCTGACTCAACAGAACCAAACCCCGCACCGTCTTCACCGCCGTCAGTAACCGAATCAATAAATGCTAGAGGATCATTTCTCCTATCCTCATCTGCTTTTGGAGCAGTTTTGTCCTCTTGATCTTGCAATGCTTCTGCTGCTGATGTTGGCGCTTCTACATCAGATGCAGGTATAGGAAGTTCTGGATAAAATGAATCTAAAATGTCTGAAGTTCTTTCAGTTCTAGGTCTATTTCTACCTCTTCTTGAATCTTCTAACCCGTAACCCATAGCAAGTTCAGCGTCATTTCCAAAAGAACCTGAAGCAGTGGGATAAGGTAAGAAAGTAGGATATTTCAAAGAAGATCCTCTGTCAGAACTACGATCTCTCATAGAATCTTGTGCTAAAAAGTCATCTAAATCCATATATTTTTCAGGGTTAATTTGTCTGTCTATAGATCTATCTGGTGCACTTTCTGTTTCAATTTTAGCTTCTGCTTCATACCCACCACGTTCTATTTGAGCTTGACGTATAAGCTCACTCATCGATGGCTCTGGTTCTGTCAGCACATTACGTGTTCTATTAAAATCTCCGACGTCTTCTCGAAGAAGTCTTTCTGATTCTGTTTCTGCGGGTTCTGTAGGGGGAGGTAAAAACGGTAAGTCACCTACTACTGATGAAGGACTTATAGGACTTGTTTGTGTTCTTGGAATAATCGTATCATCTGCTACTTTAGGCATAAAGTCATCTAAATCTGTGCTTACCTCTGCTGCATCTGGATTAAAGAAAGGACTTCTATAATCCACAGTAGGCGAAACGTCTGTCGTAGCTACGTCTGGTAACATTCTCTTTGGCATACCGTCCGCATCGTGAGTCATGCCATATGTTAAAGTCCAATTTCTTCTTTCGGCTGCTGTGCCGTTCTCAGGAAAAGGTTCTACTTGTCTGTATAAGTCTTCTTTTGTTCTGTTACCTTTAAATCGTCCCGTGGCATTTTTTAACAAGTCTAATATGCCACCGTTTGACATTGGTTGAGGTGCACGTGTTGCCTGCATCGGCATGACTTGGTCTATACCTGTATCTTGTGTCAGGGCTGTGTTTGGCGTCAATGCACTTGCTAGTGTCGTTAGACCTTCTTGCGGTACTCCCACACTTGCAATCATCTCTTCTGCTACAGTCGGTTCATTGGTTGCTTCTTGACGTTTGTACTCGTCACGCATACGCTTACGTCTTTGTAGCTCACCTAAAATTAAGAATTGAGGTATGTTATTTGTAGGACGTTGATACTCAGCCATCAACCTGTTGTCAGGATAGTCTTTTAAGCTTTCTTGAAGGTCAATTATGTTCATCCTGTTAGTCCTCTATAAAGACCCAACGCCGAAATACCTGCACCGAGAGCCGATGATAGCGGGTTGTACGCTTGCATACGCTGTATATCTACGTTTGGCGTCACGGGCATGCCTCTTAGAAGTCCTGCTATGCGCTCATACTGCTGTGCAGGGAACTCTCTCTGACGTACAAAGTCTTCGTAAGACAGGTCAAGACGAGCCTGATCCTCTGCACGGATGTCACGACCAAGAGTGTCAAGTAGCTGTGCGCCTTGTATATCAGCAGCACGTTGGCGTTCGCCTAGACTGGCTAGACCTGCGCCCATATTGGCAAACTGCTGCCCCATGCCGCCTAATTGACTCGCTGCGCCTAATGCTGCTTGCTCACCTGCAAGTCTCTGACCTATGCCAAACTGTCGATCTGCACGATCAGCTTCAAACTGGCGAGCAGCCTGTTCAAACGCCTGTTGCTGACCCATAGCCTGTATATCACCAAGCTGCCTCTGCAATCCTTCTTCTGCTAAGGCATCAACAACGCCTCTACGTGAGCCACCAAATGCACCTGCGCTCACAGCATCTGCGTCTCTCCCTGCTTGAGATCTAGCAAAATCCCGTCTAGCTTGATCTTTCTGGACGTCCACAACGTTCTGCATATACGGAGACATGTACTGCTGTACTGCACCACCTGTAAAAGTTGTAGGGTCGTATTGCCCTGCACCCCTGAGTCTACCCACCGCTTGGTCTGTATATCCAATACCACGTCCAGAGGCAGCTAGACCCATCCTGCCTGCCTGCATAGCTTCTGGCATACCTGCGATACCTTGTTGGGCAATACCTCGTGTCATGGCACGAGATGCCCCTATATCGCCATACATGTTAGATGAAGTTAGCCTTTCGCCAGGGTATGGCGTGTATGTAGACTGTCCTGTATAGGGGTTAAACGGTAGAAGGGCATCTTCAGCACCCTGCAAGACCCGACGAAAGTACGGATCAGCGTACTCAGGTAAACTCGTGGTACGTGTCGTAGTATCTGTAGGTATTTGCTGACTGCCTTTGCCCATCTTATAACTCCATTCGGTAAGCTATGTACTCAGGATAGAATCCATATTTTTTCAACGCTCTACCCCAACCTTTTCTTCCATAGCCCTCTAGGTGGCTACAGTCTAACTCATTTGCGTAACGCTTCATAGTATCAATCAACTGATCTTCCCATTCTTTCATTTGCGTTCCGCCTACCCAGTCTAAGGCCAGTGCTTTGCGTTGAGGATATATTATAAGTCTTGTAGTAAATGCAGCCACTATTTTGTCGTCGTCATCTAATACAACCCAAAGAACGTAAGTACCATCAAAAACACCATCTAGTATATCTATTACACTTGTTTTGTCTTTGACTGTCTTTACAGCCCTGTTTAATATCCCTTCAACATCCTTCCATACACGGCCCACTGCCTTTTCAGGCACTAAGCTAATCCTCACTTATCCCACCATTTGTTCAAGTTTCTTCGGTGCATCCCCTTCAGCACGGTTAATAATATCAAGAAAGCCACCACCGTATGCTTTTTCTAATGCATCAGTAGTTTTCTTTCTCAGCACAAACTCTCCATCAGACAACAAGACATCTTGCTCTCCTTCAAGTGTCGCAGGAACCATGTCATCAACGCCAGAACCATCTCCTGGGCCTTCAACCATCCCCTGTTCGCCTGCTGCAAAGCGTTCTACAGTCTCATCAAACTCTCCAGACTGTACCTTATCGACAAGGTTGCGTAGTGCTTCCTCACCGTATTTCATAACAAACATAGCCAAAGCCATTTCAGCTTCTTCTTCAACAATCATCTCTTTTATTGCCAAAATAGCGTTCATGATAACGTCTTTTTCGTTTATGCCTGCTTCTTCCATCATTGCGTCAGCATCGGCTTCGGCTTCGCCACCTTCGGCTAGAGCCAGTATGCCACCATCCGCTTTGCCTTTCATGTAATCTTCTATCTTTTTCTTTCTTTTTCGTCTTTCATTTAGAAAAAATGCAGGTACAGATGCTAATCCTGTAATCCCTGTCCCTGCCGCTGTTTTGGCTAAGTAATCAATAACGTATGGATTATCTTGAAGATATTTACCTCCTTCAAGAAATGCTTCTAATAAACCACCATCTGCATACGGGTATGGGTATTGTGGAGTGCTTCCATCAGGACGTGGCGGACGTTGATAGCTAAAATAATTTGCCTCTCCAAACCCGCCTGCATATGGGTTAGGATTAAGCGTCCGTATCATCGGATTCGGCAAAGGAGGTCTTGTATCCATGCCCGCATCGTCTTTTGCTGCGCGGTTCTCAATCATCTGCATGTCGGTCATAGTTTGACCTATCATCCCAGGCATAAAACCTTGCTGCGCCGCAGTAAACGCACCGCCTTTAGTGCCAGTGCCAAAGGGCATAGCCGCATTTGCTGTCTCTGTTCCAAGAAACTTAGTAGCTAAATCAGACGGAGTGCCTGCTACAACCTGAGTTGCAGGAGTCCCTGGAGCAGTTAAACTCTGTATAAAACTAGGTTTTGCCGCTGCTTGTGTACCTGCTTCTAACGCCTGTGTGCTAGTCGAACCAGACAGACCACCAAGTACTTTACCACCAAGGAATGACGCCATACCTGTTTGTATGCCTTTACCTATGTCTCCTGTCTGTACAAACGATCCTAGCCCTGCTCCTATCCCTGCTAGTGCAGGCACTGAGAGCCTTGCAAGAGTAGCCCCAAGTGCACCTGTACCTGCTAGTGCGGGCAATCCTATGCTAAATAACAGTGGCAGAACCATTTACATCTCCAAAACTTACACAAACTCTAACATCAAAAGTCTAAACTAGCAATTATGTTAACCATCCGTATATCTTCTTAGTCTCTTCTTTACGGTGCTTTAATCCGTTGTAGCCACCGTTTACTCTTTTTGTGATGGTTTTTATCGTTTCATCATTAACGCCTTCATCACATATGTCCCACAACTTGTTTCTGTGAAAAAACCAAATAGCACTCTCCATAGGGTATTTTGTAGCCACAAGGTCAGGATCTTCCATAATTTCAGGTAAATCCATATCCGCTGCAAACTGAGAATAGTTCATTTTCCCCGTGCATTGTAAAAATCCGCGTCCCCGAAATAGCCACCCTTGGCCGCCATTCTGCATCCTGTCACCGTATACACGATCAGCTAGTGC